GCTGTTGGTGAGACGCGAGTCGGATGTCGCCACCGCACCAATGGCAGCGGGCGTGATCGGGTCCGTGCCAGCAGACGCATGGGACGCTGCATGCGATGCCGGGGCACCGCCACCAAGCGCAGCGATGGAAGCCAGCGTCACCTTGTTCGTGACGGAGCCGTCGCCACTGTCAGCGGCCACTATCGCGTCAGATGCTGCGCTTGCGCTGGGAAGCTGGGAGATCGTTGTGTCTGGCATTAGTATTTCACCGTGATGTTCTTGCCGTCTTGGGTCTTCAGGTAATTACCGTTCGCTGCCGTGAGCGTGTAAACGACACGCACGACAGGGGGCTTCGGCTTCTTCGGGTACAGGGAAGAAGCGCTGCTCATCCCTTCACCGTCACAGTCAGGTCGCAAGACGCTGCACCCACGATGATCGGGGCAACGTAGGCAAACCCGAAACAACCCTCGGGGATTGGATGGGCACCGACCGTCACCGCAGTGGTGACCGCAGCACCGTCCACGTAAATCTGCACGGGCGTGCCCTCGGCCGTCGCGGAGGCATGCCATTTGATCTGGGTGGCACCGGCGGTCGCGGCAATGATCACGCCACCACCGGAGAATCGGCCGTACGGGATACGCGGCGAGGTCGTGGCTGCGGACGAGGCGGCGGTGATCGTCGCCCCCGGAGAAAACAGACGTTCGATGATGGCCATTACTTTCCTCTCAACTTGGGATGGGCGTGCTTTTCAATGATCTTCTCCCGCAGTTCGGGAGTGTCTTTCAGGCCGGGGTTGAGCTTCCGCGCGTGGGCCACCTCTTCTTTGATGATCCGCTCGGAGAGGGCAACACGCTTCGGAGGAGGGGCAGGGCCGGCGTCGTAGTTCACGGCCCCGGTGACGCTCTTGCCTCGCTTCTTGGCGACCCGCAGAACATCATCGTTGCTGCTGACCCATGCCTCCGGGTCTTTCCAGCCACGGCCGTCCGCGAGGCCACCGCAGTAGTACTTGCCCGAAATGTTGATGCCTGCCTTGCGGGCGTCTCGGGCGACGTACTCGGCCTGGAGGCGAGGCATATCGTCCAGTTGCTGGTTGTTCATCCGGCCTTCCATGAAGGCTCGGTCAGACCCCTTGGAGCCTGGGGGAGTCTGGAGAGCGCACATGGCGGCGAACTTCTCCGACCCCCCCGCCGCGACTGATCGCCGGTAGGTGGCAACTGCCTGGGGACCGGCGACTGTGACCTCATACGGAATGTCCATACCTATCATTGTCCTGCGGGGGCTTCGGGAGGCTGTTCAGGCGGGGGGCCTTGTGGAGCCTGTGGTGGTGGAGGAGGGGGAGGTTCGATGATGTACTTGCTCACATCGAAGTTCATTGCCTCGCCCCAGTCGCCCATGAGCGAGTTGAAGAGTTCTGGCTTGCCGGCCTGCATCAGACCCTGCGCCACCGGCATGAGGATCTGCATGGCAGCGTTCAGGTTCTCAACCTTGGTGGCCACGTTGGGCTTGCGAACCGAACCGGCTTCGATGCGGTAGGAGTACTCGCGGACGATGGACTGCGGGTCTTCCTGCTGAACGTGCATCTGCCACGCCTGCGCCGCCATTGGTCCAAGCAGTGCGGCGATGTCCTGCGGCTGGATCATCCACCTCGCCAAGAGCGCCTCCTTGCGGGCGACCTCGGCCATGGCGTCTTCCAGAGTGTTCGCATAATCGTCCGGCCTGACCGAAATTTGCTCGGATTTCACCTGGGCTTCTGCGGCACTTCTGAACTGATTTCTGGTCATGCCGTAAATCAGCTCTGTCAAACCGACGCGGCGGTCGAAGAGCGCGGTGACCTCGGCAATGATCTGGTACATGTCCGATGTCACACCCGGCATCTGGAACACGGAGATCACATCGTTGACGTTCCGGCCGATGGCTTCGGAGATTTCAACAATTTTGAATCCACCCTCTGCCCTCTCCAGCAACTTGGACTTTAGATCGGGATCAGCGCTCTTGCTCACGCCGATCAACGTCTGCGACGAGGTGGCAATCTTGGTGGCGAGGAAACTCATCGCCCAGTTGATGAATCGCAATTCACCAATACCGGGACGGATGATGGAGATCGGCCAGGAGTACCCAGGCTTGCCGTGCCACGCCAAGAGCGTGAAGGGCCAGCCGTTCGGCTCAACCCAGTACGGGATCGGCCACTGCGCCGACATGAACAGTTGCGGAGGAATCCCGGTATCGTCCACCTGTTCCTGCAAGATCGAAGGAGGAGCGTTCAGCGGGAATTCCACACCCTCGGCCACGACGATGTAGCAGTTCTGCCCAAGGGCATCGAACTTCCCCTTCAGGCTTTCGTCAGCGTCCTTCAGGCGATCACCGAATCCGGTCTTGCTGTAGATTTCCCAGTAGCAGCACAGGTCATTGCTCTTGCCGTTCTTGCGACGGTATTCGTAGCCACGCTGGGTTTCATCCGTCTTGGATGAGTAGCTTTCCATGTGCCCCTTCAGCGAGGACACATCCAGCCCAAACTTGGCGGCGACTTCGTTGAGCGGCTGTACCCGCTTGCGGGCGGCCCAGCGAATGTCTTCAAACTCGTCCGCGTCCGGATCCCAGACGATGTTGTCGATGGAGTCAAAGAACGAACCGGCCAGACTCACATCGGAGCCGGGGGGCGAGTACAGTTCGTGCCACCACACGCCGCCGCCTTTGATGAACGCTTCCTCAACGACCTTTCGGGAGTGCCGCTTCAGGTCCAGTTCGCTCGGCGTGTAGTTCAGGTAGTCCTCCAGCAGCTTGGAGATCACCTTACGCCGCTCCAGCATCAGTTGCTGGTCTTGGAGGGCCTGCTGGTACATCTGGATGCCGGGGTCTGGCATCATCACCGGCTGGCCGTCAGGACCGATCACAGGCCCGTTCGGCCCCATCTGCGGCACCGGGGGCTGCGGCATGATCCCAAGGAGAGCCGGCCCGATGATCGGGTACTCTCTCGGGGTTACTGTCCGCTCGGGATTGCGGTGATGAATGACGGCCGCAAAGATGCGGACGGCCTCCCACACGCGGTTGACTTGCATGCGGAATTCCGGGGGAGAGAGGCCACGGTTGTAACCTCTCTCTCCCCTGGCATAGGCGTCCTTCCACATGAAGTCCGGATCGCCGCAGTAGAAGTCCATCGCCTCCTGCGCATCGCTGGAAAACGGCTTCTTGTGCTTCTGGGCCAACTCAATTTTTTTGAGCCAGCCAGCAACGAGCGGGCGCAGGGGACTGTCTTCGGCCATGTGAACTCCTACTGGTTATTGCCCTACTTGGCCTTCCGCTGGTCCAGTTCGGCCACCTTCTTCTCCAGCAAGGCGACTTTCTCGGCCAGAATCGCCAGTCGGGCATCCTTGGGCTTGTAGTCCCAGATTCCGTAGGTCTTCCATTCCGGGTAGTCGGGAAGCCGGGGATCGTCCTTGTGGTGGACCGAAGGCTTCTCCACGCCGCCATAGCCTGGGGCGACAACCCACAGGACCACCGTGCCCTTGCCGACACGCTGCACCAAGGCAGTCGCCGGCTCCGCACCTTCGTGGGCGTAGAAGTACACCCAGTCGCCAAGCTGAACCGCAGGCATCTCATAAACGCTATCCATCTCGTCTGCTTCCTATAGGCCCAAGGATTACGCAGTTGTCACTGCTTTCGTTCTGCCGACGCCGTTTGTCGGCCACGTACTTCACCCACCACGGATCGGGGCCAGTAGTCCGTGGAGGAGTGTGGTATTTCGGTTCGTAAGCGCAGAGGTATTCCAACGTCTGACAGGCGTGAACGTCGCCTCTGGTGTGCGGTTCGTCCGTCACGAACACCTGTCCGTTGACCGTCGTTGTCTTCTTGCGATAGCGTTTGATCTCCCGCAGGAGATTTGGGCACGCTCCCTGAAGAATCCTCAGGCGGGTCGTGCCGTCGCCTCGGGTATGGAGCATCTGCCGGACGAGCGCCGTTCTCGCCGGAATGTCATCGGAACCTGGGAGGAAGCTGTGGCCGGTGGCCTGCGTTTTGATTTTCCGCTTCCTCAACTCCTCGGTGTACAGTTCGTGCGGCAGGCGACCGGAGCCAAGGTCGCGGAGAGCGCCGCCGTGCATGTCCATGATGAAGGCTCGGAAGTTCTGCCCAAGACACTTCTGCTCAAACTGCTCGCCCCAGATGAGCGCGTTGCAGTTGCGGATGTAGAGTTCGTCGTAGATCAGCAGAAACTTCTCGTCCGGCGGGACCGCAGCGAACAGCGAACACATCACGGCATGGCCGGGGTCAATCGCCACGTAGCGAGTCCAATCTGCCGGCACCTTGCCGTCAGGAATTTCCTCCCGCTGGAGGATGTGAACCGCCAACGAGAACGACGGATACATCAGCGTGGACTCGGTCGTGAACTCGCCCTCGGCGCGCATTCGCACTTCGTCTACGCCAAGAGCCGACCAGCGTTCTATGTTCTTGCGTTTCTCTTCATCATCAATCGCCTTGTTGTCCAAGAATCGCAGCGTGAACTTTTTGATGATCGGGCTGGGGTTGTTGTTTTCAACTTCCCGCTCGGCACGTTCGCACAGGCCGATGAGCGCATCGTTCTTGGAGTGTGGCATTGCACTCCACACGAACCGGCCCTTGCGGTCGGCAAGTCGGGCCTGCATCTCGCCAACCCACGCCTCGTTTGAAATATCCTCGTCAATGTGGACGATATCGGCCTGAAAACCTTGCGGCGGTTCGCCCTCGGACGAGAAGCAGTTGATCGTCCAGCCGTTGGTCAACTCCACCTTGTTGAGGTAGCCGGCGTTCTTCAGCACCCACGACATGTCTTTGACGAGGCGAGGCGGAATGAGCGGAGGGGCCGGCTTGGCCTCCGACTTGCGTTCGGCGTCTTCCTGCGGCCGGTAGGCGCGCCACTGCTTCGTCACTTCGTCGCGGATGATTTTGAAAGCCCCGGCCTTAAACAGCATCGGGTACACGACAAGCCCGATGTGCGGCCAATTCCGTCCGACAATGACGAGGGTGCCGTTTTCCTTCGGGTACTTTCCGAAGGGGTCTTGGCCGGTCGCGGCACGGGCGTCCTCAACAAAGGTCGCCAAAGATTTCCCGGCGCGGTTGCCACCCAAGACGATGCGTTCGCTCACCATGCAGGAGTGGAATTCCTGCTGCGAGGGCATCGGTTCGTACAGCCGCAACGCCTCAATGCGGCGCTCGGACAGTTCGATCTGAACGTCCCGCATTTGATGCAGGGCGTGCTGCGTGATCCCGGCCGCTACTGGAGCGTCAGGTGGTGGCGGCGGGGGGATCGGTGGATGGCGTTTCTTCATTGTGCGGCACGGTCACCTCCAACTCTCTCTTCAGCGGCAGGCCCTGGACCGTGATCGTGGTCGCGGCCTCCAGCACTCGCTGTCTCAACTCGTCTTCCAGTTCCTCCTCCGTCCAGTGCGTGAGCGGCTTCTTCGCACCGCCCATCGCAGTATTGGCCGACACAAGGCGTACGACAGTCTCCAGCATCTTGGTCCGGAAGGCACCGCCGGCCGGGGAGTCGTAGAGCTGCTTCATGTACAAATTGGCGAACCCTCTGACGCCGCCCATGTACTCCATGAGGACTTCCAGCAGTTCCGACGAGTGCGGGACGTTTGCCCCGCCAATGCGGGCGGCTGCGACGAACATGTCCACAGCCCCGCGTTCGATCTCGTCCAGCTTGCGATTCGACTTGTCCTGGCGGGACTTCTTCTCATGCTTGTTCCGACAACGCTTGCAGCGGGCGTGCAACCCATCCTTGGACTTGTGGAAGTGCCTTGGCGTGGCCTCATACGACACGCCGCACTGTATGCACGCCTTGTAGTCAGCCATGCAGCTTTCGGGAGATGTGTGCCTGCAAGGGGGCGCTGGCACTGAAATTCACGATCTTCGCCCCGTCATCGTTGGCTTCCCAGCATCGCTTCAGCTTCTCGCTCACGCCGGCCGCGTCCACCACTTGCGGCTTGCCGACGCACTTCGGCTTCCAGTGCCCAACCCACGCATCCCAGTTGCAGAAGAGCGGGTTGTACCCAAGCTGCTGCGTACCAACGAGGGACAGGTCGCGAGTCTGCGTAACGTCCTCCGTGGATGCCTTGTCGGCGCAGAACTTGTCTTTCCACTCATAGTAGAACCAAGGCTTGTCCTCGGCCGTCTTCGGTTCCGTCAGCAGGAAGGACCGCATGTCGTACATGATCATGCCGGTGGGGAGAGCGGCGCATTCTTGGATGCCGGCCATCTTCAGGGATGTGTGCCGGTCGTACATCTCCAGTTGAAAGTCTGGGTTCTCGTTGTGCGACTGCATGTTCTGCCAGCGGAACACGTAAACGCACTCCTGCGGAGGAGGCCCGCAGTACGGAGCGCCGATGACGCACGGCCCCTTCTGGTAGTGAGACACAAAGAAGTCGAACGAGGACTGGAAGAACGGCTTCGCGGACGGGTCGTGCCCACGCAGGAGGTCCGGCTTCACATCGCTGTCCACCATGACGAGAACATCGATGTTGGCTTCGCGGGCCATCAGCACTGCCCGATTGCGGGTCATGGTGATTGGCGTGTCGGCCAAGTTCCAGATGCGGATGTCACCGATGCGGGGGTCGCGGGAAATCTCCGCTACCAGCGGGACCATCCACTCGCGAATGTCCGGCACCTCGGAAGAGATGCCGCCGTTACCGCCATAAGAAAACGTGCAGAAGCCGACGTTGAATTTCTGTTGCATGGTCGCCTCGGGGGTGGCGTTAGGATACTAAACAGACGTACACCAGTCAATTACCGCGCGAACAGACCTTGCAGCAGCGGATTGGTATATCCGTTTGCCGCCATGTCTTTCGACTCACGCATGAGCCTCGGCATGTCGAACTGCTGACGGCCCATGTCGTTGGTGCCCACACCGGAGTTGGCGTAGTAGGGCTGTGCCGTGGCATTGATCCGTTCGATGAGCGCGTCACGCTGATTCGTCACCGGGGCGTCCCGCAGCGCACCGTCAAAGTCGGTGTACTTGGCCTCAAACCCAGCAGGCCGCTTGTCGTTGGGCATATAGGAAAGATTGCCTTGGCCCTCGCCGCCGTAGGACTTGGCTTCGGTGGTGCGGTACGTTTGCGTCGTGCGGCTTGGTATGCCGCGCACGGGATCAACGGAAGCCACCTTGCGAGTCGTGTTGACGGGCGGGGCGTATGCGTTCCAGGCTTGCGTGTACGCGGTGTTCACGCCGCCCATGGCCGCAGGCTTCATGTCACCCACTTTCGGCGTGTAGGCCGACATGCTGGAAGGCTGCGGGGTGGCAGACTGCGGGTTCTGCTTGGCCCAGCTTTGGTACTGGGACATCGCCGCCTGCATATCCTTGTTCGTCTGCGCGGTGGCGAAATCCGCCCGTTGCTTCATGCGGTCGATCATTATCCCAGCCTCGCTATGAGTGCGTCCGTCCGCTGCGGAGTGCTGTAAAACCCGCTCAACGCCGTGTCGGGCCTATAGTCAGAGAAGTCGAAGAACCTCCTGGTCCCCCTCTTGGAAGGCGCTCGCATCCCCGGAGAGGCGTTGTTCATCATGTAGGCGTTCACGGCCTGCTGTTCTTTTACGCGCCTGTCGTACTCGGCTTGGCTGGCGTCCAGACGGCCTCCGGAGTTGTCGGCCAAGTTCTTGTAAACGTCGTACGTGGGGGCGGCGAACGTGGTGTCGGATGCGGAAGCCGGGATGCGACCCGCTTGCGACTCCAAGTATGAGTAGGCTTCGTCCGACAGGCCGGACTTCTTTCGCACTTCCGCTGCCTGCGCCTTATCCGCAGTGATGTTCCGCTCGCTCTGGGCGCGTTCCTCTGCCGTGTACTCCCGCTGGTAGAACGGAGAAGAGGGATTCTTACGCCCTTCCTCCAAGACCCTCGCGGAGTACTCGGGGCTGAACAATCCACCGGGATCTTTTTCGTTCTTAATTCTGGGCCGGTTCCGCCCGCGACCGAATATCTCCTCCTTTGTCGCCTCTCCACCGCCGACAACGCCAACGCCGGGGATGATGCCTCGCGGGGAAGTCGAAGCCGTCGCCGGCTGAATAGGCTGGGCGGCACCGGCACCAGAGGCTTGCGCGTAGGCTGGCATGCTCACGGCTGGCTGCGGAGCGGCGGGCTGCTGGCGATAGGCTTGCGCCTGCGGCTTTGTGGCAGAGAAACCGCTGCTACCAAACGCTGGCATTATCTGTCCCCCTGTTTATCTTCGACCTGTCCGGTCCCCATGCCGGACTGGAGCATCCGCAAGCGGACGGCATCCATGGAGGGAACGTCCTGCCGCACCTCTGAGATGAGGCGGCGAAGAAAGTCCAGGTTCTGGATGGCTGCGTCCATAGGCGAAAGGAAAAGGGGCTTGGCGGTTCCCCGGCCAAGCCCCTCCCCCGAATTGCCCCCGAAGGGCATTTGACTAGGCCAGCTTCGTGGTGATCAGAGCGAGGACCGCAGAGCCGGTGGTAGCACCAGCACTGACGGCGTACCCGATTACTCCGATGCCGTTGTTGTTGGCACCAGCCGTCGAAGCACTGACAGGCGACGGAGTGACGCGACCGGAGGTCGTGGCACCAGAGGTGGCAGCGGTGATCGCAGCCAGCTTGTCACCGGCCGCGATGTCCGTGCCCGAAAGGGCCGCGGCAACCTCGGTCGGGCCGTTCACAGTCACCCAGAACACATCGTTGACAGCGACACCGCCAGCCGGCAGATGCTCGTCCACCACGCCGACAGCCTCCGCGTTGGTCACGGCCGAATAGCCGGTGACCTCGGAAAACAGCTTGCCAGCCGTCGTGCTGAACGACACCACCCGCTTGGGCAGCAGCGCGGCAGCGGACGAATTCCGGACAGCGATGCAAACCTTGCGACGATTCGACCGAATCACACCAGTCTCGGGATCAACGTCCGTGAATTCCTTCACGGCACCGACCCAAGAGCCACCATCCGAAGCAGACGAAACGCCGAGAGTCTGACCAAGACCGAACGGCGGATCACTAAGCAGTCCCATTTGTGTGGGTTCCTTTCTTTAGGCGAGAGCCGCGAGTTTGAAAAAGTTACGCGGCGACTTAAACTTCAGGTTGCCAAGAGTTGACACCACGTAGCGGTACTGCTGCGTGATTTCGTCGTAGAACGGACCTTCGCTGCTGAGAAGCTGACCTTCCATGCACAGCATTTCCATGTTCCCGATGGCGAGGCCGTAGCCCGCCGCGCTGGGAACACTGTTCTCCGACGAAATCTCAACGCCATCCAACTCCACGGTGTCAACGAAGCCCATCGACCGCAGGCCGTTGGGACGGCCGGGAGTGATAAGGATCCGCTCCTTGCTGTCCAGGCTGTTGAGGAAGTCGATGTAGAGACGGCGGTCGATCAGCACCATGTCGATCTGGTCCTCTCGCGTGTCGTTACGACGAGTTTGGTGAAGCGCCTCGCGGATCGCCTTCACGCAGTTCGCCGCCCACGTTGTCCCACCGAAGTAGGACGAGGTGTAGTTGATCACGATGGGAGAGTAGAAGTCGAACTCCGGATCGGCCTTGCCGTTCGGCCACACGCCTTCCAACTGCGAGCCACCGTAGGCACCCAGCGTGGTCGAAAGACCGGCGTAGGTGTCGGACGGATAGCCGAGAGGATCGGCAGCGTTGGCCGTGCGCTGGGCACCAGTGGACACGTTGATCGTGCCGTTGGTCGCCATGAACGACTCCAGGCCGTGGAACCGAAGCTCGTTGCCAGCCGCGTAGCCGTCCTTCACCCACTCGTTGGCGAGGTACTGCTCCATCGACTCCAGCAGACGCGAGGACATCTTGCCGGCGACGTTGACCAGAGCCTGGGCGCTCCGATTTTCCAACATCTCCTTCTTATAGATCGCATCGCTCACCTGCGCGCCACGGTAATCCAACTCGGCCTTCTTCCAGAGGTTCTGGCGTGCGAAGGTGCGAGGAGTCTCACCGTTGTTGCCGCTCGGCGTGTGGTTGCGATAGCGGACTTCCCAGTCGAAGCCTCTGCCGGACATGTTCATCCGGATGTTGCCAGACGCTTCCAGCGCGGCGAAGACCTTGTACTTTCGGAACGAGGCAATTTCCTCTTCCTTCAGGTGGTTGACAATCGTCGTTGCGATTGACCTTGCCCAGTCGGTCGAACTGCTCATCAGATGACTCCATCACTTACGAGTTGGCTTTTCAGCCTTTCTTCAAAACTCATCCGGGGGCGCGGTGCCCTCGGCTCTGTGGATCCTGCACTTCGGTTTGGCGCACGCACGGCACGCTCTCGGAGGAACTGCATGTTCTGCTGGGCCACGGGGTCGGCCGGTGCGGCAGGATGTGCCGCCGGCTGGGGCGCGGCCATACCCTGCGCCGCATGTGCCTGCATCTGCTGGTATCGCAGATTGAGGAGATCCCTCTGGAGCATGCCGGTCGCATACTGCCAACGGGCCTGCGGGTTCTGAATGCCGATCTCCGCAGCCTGCGAGATGTACGCCTGGATGGCCTGACCTTCGCGGGACACATTGCCCTGCTGGTCGTACAGCCAATCGGCGTTCTGCCGCTCCAAGTCCTGAACGTAGTTCTGGGACTGGTACTGCGTGAGGTTCTGCTGAACCAACTCCTGCGCCTTCTGCTGCGCGATCTGCTCAATGAAGGGCTTCAGAGTATTTTCCGGATCCGTCACGAGCTTTCGCGCGAAGTCGGCGGTGTAGCTCTGATACTCCCGCAGGGCCTGCTGGGCCTCAAACGGGGCGTCCGGAGAAATAATTTCCTTGCCCGTCTGGGGATCACGGACGATGTACGACTTCCAAGTATCTTTGACCTGCGGAGGCGACCACCACTTGGGGGCCTCGGCGGGCCTGGGCTGCGAAGCCTCGGCCTGCGCCTTCCGCCACGACTCAAAGTCCTTCTGGTTCTTCAGGTACTCTTGGGCGTACGGAACGACGCTCTGGTACTGCTGAAGCTGACGCTGGGCTTCCTGGTAGCCGGTGTGCGCCCGATAGAGATTCTGGGCGATTGCCAGATCGTCCTGCCCCTGAAAGTCGGGCAGGGATTTGAAGGCTTCGTAGACGTTGACGGAGGCGTCAGCGACCGGCGCGCTCTCGGGCGCAGCAACGTCTGGGGCGTCAGTCTGTACTTCGTTCTGGATTTCGTCTGACATAGAGTTTCACCTTCGGGGGGGAAGCGGGGGCCTCTAGGTGAACTAATGTCTATGTATCTCCAGTTCTGTTACCGATTTACGGCGTCGTCGTTTGCCGCAGCAGCGCCGGCCGCTATGGGAGCAAGCAAGGAAGCGCCAATGCCCTGCGTCAGGATGCGCTTACGCATCTCGTCGGACATGATGTAGCGGCGAGAGGCATCACCTTTCGGATTGAAAGCCGGTAGAGACGCCTCCAAGGCAGATTGCGCCTTGGCCCTCGCGATCAGTTCGCCCACCGCCAGCCCTGCCTGCTTACGGGCGCGGCCGATCTCCATGTTCCCGTCTGTCAGCGAGCGGACACCAGCTTGGTAAGCGGCTTGGTAGTTCTGCTCCAAGAAGCGATCCAGCACATCATCGCCATGCCCAGCCTTCCGCATGAGGGTCATCTTCCGAACCATCTCGCCATACTCATCCTCCATGAGGTCGGCCCCCATGCCGGGGGCTTTGCGGCGAGTTTGCCACATGAAAGCGTTCGCTGACCCCATCGCATCAGCGGCTTCGGCACGCACCGCTGAAGGAGTGTTGACTGTTACTTCTGACGGCGCTGCCGCATCTTCCGTAAGCCCTCCCATCTTCCTGCCTAGCCGCTCCAGCGAGCCTGGAACAACCTTCCCGTAGAAGTGTTCGTAGTTGTCGATATTGCCGCCGACCTTGTCTGCGATGGATCGCGGACTGGCGATTTCGATTGCCCTGTGCCCTTGGCGAGCCGCTTCCAACGCAAGGCGTTTGATGAGGAGGTCGGACCAGGAGTCTTCTAGTGGGAATGGAAGTTCTGGCGCTGGCCTCTGCGTGGCAATCGGCTGACCTTCCACAAAGTCTGCCATTGCCTCCCTAGCCCTCCGGTTGTGAATCCCCAAGTCCGACTGGAGTTCATTGATCCGCAGGGCATCGCCGTGAGTATCGAAGCGGGCGTGGGCTACGGCCTCCGCACCCGCTGGGCCGCCCTGCCAGTGGCTTCCAAACCCAGGCCCGCCCACCGATGGCTGCGTGAGCAGTATTTCGGTGTATTCCGCGCCGCCCTGCCCGTACGGCTCATATCGCGGTTTGCCGTGCGACACCCCGCGGCCCAATGGAGACTCGCCGTGCGGCTGGTAATCAGGCTTGGCACGCAGCGCATCCCCGTTGTCGATGTGCTGCGCATCTGTCATCCACGGTGCGGCGCGAAGATCGCTGTGCGACAGGAACCATTCCGATGTCTGCTGCGGCCTTCCGCCCAGCACTGTCTCCCCGTGCGTATACACCGGGCTGCGTTCTTTGACCCTGGCCAAGAGTTCTGATCGCGGGATTACATCTCGGCCAGCAATAACAGAATCCAAGTCTGTCTCTTTTAACTCCCAGCCGGGAACGCCATCTTTGTATCGTTTCAGGAGGCCGGGGAGTTCTTGCACGCGGACGTTCTCGGGCATCTGTTGGATGGCCCGTTCCAATCGCGAGTAGATTCCGGGGTCGGGCTTGTAGCCCAGCCGCAGGACATTGCGAACGGCATCGCCTGCATCGTCCACGGACTTCAACAGGTTGTTAACGGGCATTGCCGCCCCCGTTCAGAAGGCTTCTTATCGAATCGCCGTGCAAGTCGGACGGCCCAGGATCGGGATTGGCGACCAACTCCCTCATGTAGTGCTGCTTCAGCTTTTCGTATGTCCACCCGCTGTCGCGGTAGGCTGCGCCGTACTCACTCTGGAGAAATTCCAGTACCCTTCGGGCTGCATGGCCGGCGGCATCTTCGACACCAATACCGTTAGCGGGCATACTCAACCCCTACTCGCGGAGAATTGCGCAGTTGGCGGATGGCATTGCCGTATTGATCGGTCAGGTGTGTGGGCACTCCGCGACCAAAACGGGCGAGGTCAACGGCAGCACCGCCCGCTCGCGCGACCCCTCGGCCGACATCCAGAACTTCACCAGGACCGGGCATGAGGGCGAAGTCGATCAGCGCGCCGCCTATTGGCCCAACGCTTTCATACATGCGGTCATAGGCAGGCTGGATCGGATAGCCGACCTCGGGGAAAAGGGCACCGGGGATGGCCATAGCCAGTCGGGAGCCACGTTCCGCCAAGGACTTGTCGCCCGAAAGCGCCTCTGCCGCGTGCATGAAAGCCTGTTCGGGAGCCATGGCGGCTTGCATGTAGACGTTCCGCGAGTCCGGTTCGCTGTACATGTAGCCGATGGACTTCTGCAAGTTCGCGGCCTGCGGCGTAGAGCCGTTCACGCCGTTGGCATCTGCGTACTGCATGCCGTAGCGAAGCGATTGCTCTTGGTCCACTGGGCCTGTGCGAGACTCAACGGAGTTCTTTGCGGCGGCTATCAGTTTCAGCCGCGCCATCTCGGCGTCGAACAACTGGCTGACGTTGCGGTCGGAGTCATCGGCCAAGCCTCGCCAGTACTTGGCGTCCTCGGGATGAAGCGGCACGCGGGAGTTGAAGAAGTCGGCCATCAGCAGTTCCACTTCCGAAGGGACTTGTTGATTCGGCTATCGGGATCGTTGGCAGTCTCCTTGCTCGTCAGCTTGTCCTTCATGCCTTCCATCCGCGCGCAGAATGAGTCGCGGCGTGCGCCACCCTCGGGCTGCGGTGGCTTCAGGTTCGCACCATGCTCGCGGTTGTACGAAGCCCGCCCACGCGCATTCAGACCGCCTTCCGGGTTCTGCCCCTCGCTGCGGGTCCACGCCCCCTTCAGCTTCCGGATCTTGTCACCGTGCTGGTCCACTGAGCTTCCTCCACTGCTTGTTGTCCGGATAGCCCTTATCGCCAGGCTTGGCCGGCGGTTCGCCACGCTCCCGCTTGGCGCGGATGTTGGCCCAGAGGCCCTTCAGCTTGCGGATCTTGTCACCTTCGCGGTCCATTGATGTCCTTTAGCAGCTTGCGAATCTTCTCGCCTTCCTGGCACTTGGTGCATCCACAACTCACTCAATAAATCTCCCAATCGTCATCGAACAGGAAGTCGAACACGGACTCCATCGCTTAGTAGATGGCGAAGCCGGGACCGGACGCTTTCGGCATTCGCCCGCTGGCCTGCGACAGTCGCTGCATGAGAGCGTCCAGCCGCATCCGCTCCATCTCCTTCTCATGCTTCCGCTGCTTCTCCTCCCGCTCCTGCACGACGCGGGACTGATTCTCGCGGGCGTAGGCCCCCATCACATCTCCATGCATCCCACGCAAGGCATCGGCCTGGGCGTGTGGCCCCATGGCCTGCACGGCACTGTTGTAAGCGTTAAGCATTTTGTTCTCCCTTGGTAATTGCCCTCGCGCAGCGGATTGCGTATCGCACCAGCAACGAAGCCGCCAGCTTGGAGAAGGGCAGTTGGATCTTCTGCCGCTTATGCTCCTCTTCCAGCCAGCCGACAATGGTCGGGATGTTCTCGGCACACCAGTCGGCACCTCTATCGTCCATCGCACGCGCCCTCGCGTTGCACGAACAGTTGGGCTTGGAGACTATGCCAATCTTGGCCAAGAGCTTTTTCAGTTCTGCTCCAGGGCCTTTGCCGGGAGGCGGGTCAGGGGCACGCACTTTTTTTAACTCTGGACGGGGGCTTTTTACCTTCGGGGGGCGCGGCGTCCGCTGCCTCTTCACTGGTGGAGTCCGCTGCGCCCGCATCGGGTACACGCAGTCGGCCTCGCAATCCCCTATGGTCGCATAGCCGCCTGCGGACATGTCGTACGCCTGGACGCAGCCTTCGGGGTCCACGCAGCGAATGCGCTGGGCACACGGTTCCAGTTCGTCCTCAATCCCCGCGTAGCATTCTTGGAACGTCAGCGATCCGCCTTCAGTCTCGGTGCAACCTTCATCCGGGTCGCACTCAAAGTAGACATCCGGATTGACGCAGATGGCAACGTGATCGCCTTCGTCGGCCGACACAGTGAACGTGTCGCCGGAAGCGTGGTAGTAGTTCTCTACCGTGACTACGGGAGGCGTATCGTCCGTAGTGATCGTGACTTGGATGTGGGCCGGTAAGACGCAAGCCTTCCCAATGATGAAGCTGACAGACCCGCTAGAGCCACAGGTCGCCGCGTAGCCTGGGTCCGCACAGTCGCACGAACAGATCGCGCTCTCGCATGGGACACCCGCGAACCACGTTCCGCCGTTGGCTTCGCACGTTGCCTGCGAGGTCTGCTCACAAAAACCCTCCACCCCCTCGGTATTCGCCGTACCAGTAATGGTGCAGCACGCGCCGCCTTCTGGGCACGGATAATTGGACTCGCCGCTGCATCCGGTCCCGCCGTGCCACGTTCCGTCCAAGTCATCGCATTCTGCCTTGGTCAGCCCAACGCCGAGGGTCGCAGTCGTACCGTCCCAAAAGCTTTGGCAATAGCGTAGGTCATCAACGCAGCACACGCCTTGGCAAGGATCGGTTGGATCGCTGGAATAACACTCGCTAACCGTCCCCTTGCCTTGGAACACAAGCGGGTAGTCCAAATCATTGTTGCCAACGCATTGTTCAGGCAGGGCGCTGAAACAGCTGTTAAGGACTGGCCCTTTGCTACAGCAGACACCGCAGCAGCAGGAGCATGTACAGGTCATACTGTACAAGTGTCCCGCAGATCGCAAATTTGGAGCCCACAAGGGCATGTCGCCTGCGGTCGCCAAAAGGCTGGATTTCAGACGCGAACCGCACCCGTCACGCGAAAAAACGGCCCGGTCCTGGAGGGGGAAAATGCGTCTGGGGGCCGAGATAGTGAAAAAATCCGGGGGAGGATATGACTGAATACCTTCCGTTGTCCGGGGGGGAACCCCCCCTTGGAGGGGACTGGTATTGGGGCCTTTGGGCGTGTTGCAACCCCTTCCCCCACAAGGGTTTAGGCTTTCGGCCATCCAATGGCGTGCGAACCCGCCAATGTTTACCATTTTGGTGATCTTTCCATTCCCCCGGCGGCGTTTTCCCGTGCATTACCCCCTTTTCACCGATACTTCCCATTGTTTACCATATTGGTGATCATTCCTGGTAGGGCATGAAAAAACCCCCTCCCCCCGATAGCAGGGGAGGGGGTGAACGTCCGTTCCCTAGTGGATGGCCCGGTAGTACCGGGGTCCAGCCTCCACCCAAACCATCTCCGCCGGATCGGACGGGCGACAGGTTGTCCGGTCGCACACCGGGCCGGGTTGGTCCGCGTCCGGTTGCCACGCCGCCACGGCTGGCCGCGTCTGCCGGATGAACCGGGACAGGGGGGCCGGTGAACCCGCGTTCACCTTGCAGTCCGGGAGGCTTTCCGCCCGTCCCCGCCCGCGTTCCATGGTCCACCCCGTGATCACTTCGCACAACACCTGTAGTTCGCCCTCCGCGTCCCGTTCCGTCCACTCCCGCACCACCCGTTCCGTCCGCACCATCCGCCCCTCCGTCGCCCCCCTGCCTGACGGGCCACCGGGGACCGCGACCATCGGTCCGGGAACGTCATCACAACCGGCCCCCGTCAACGCTTCCCGGTCTTCCGCCGCGTTGAACGTCGCCACGACGATGGCCGAAGGAGATGGTGAACGGGCGTTCTCCCCCCGATTGTAGGGATACCACTTCCGCTGGTCCCGCCGTCGCGGTTCCCCCCCGATAGAGGGTAGCACCCAACCCGCCCGCTCCATCCATCGGCAAGCACCAAGCACGGCGCGGGCGAACTGCTCTTCCCGCACCTTCGCCTTCCGGTAGTTCCGGTCGGTGTAGACCGTCAGGCAGTCTTGGACCGCTTGTTCTTCCCGTGATGGACGGGCGTTCACCGGGAGACTAGAGTACACTGCCGAACGGCGAAACCGGGACCGCCATACCTTGCAAGCCCCCTCAAACCGGGCCGGGTCCAGGAACCACCCCAACGGCTCAAACACGCTGTCAGGCGTTCCCTCAACACTAAGCGTTCCCAAGACATGGTGAACAATCGTTCCGTTCATCGTAATACCCTCCACACGAGACAACCGAACCGGAACGGCACACTGCCGCCCGCACACTATTTGTATCGGACGGGGCCGGGGGTTGTCAACAGCCTGTCAACGGGGCGACAAGGATTTTTCGGGAGGGGGTGGTACGGTCCCGCCTATATGGGTGTTCCGTCCGCGACGATTCAATCGTCGCGGACGGACGAACGAAACGAATCGTGTTCGTGATCACAGGCTAATCGTCTGCGGTCACGTTCGCGATTCGCGAATCGTGGGTGCCAGAGTGCCAGCGACCAGGCGGGCAGTGACGCGAACGGGAATTCGTTCCCGGTCGTGGTACGGTCCCGCCCATATGGTCGTGATGACAACGTGACAACTTCGCATGCGGGCAGCACGCGCTGCCACTCTCACGCATGCGGGCAGTTGAACAAACGGAAGCGCAGGCTTGTAACCGACCCGCGAGGTCAGTCAATCCAGACGCTGGGAGTAGGCAAGCGAAGCCCGTAGCCGTCTGATGCCCAGCCAAACAGAAAACCGGCAATAGCGAGGGTATGCCGGGCCTGTGATTCCGTTTGTTTCGTTGC